GCATCTTCACGCTTATCAGATTCTTCACCACTTGTGTTAATTATTACACTAATCTGTTGTTTTTTCAAGTTATCTATGACTTCTTTGAAAAAGTCATCATTAAGCAGGTTTCTGGCCCATTGCGCTGTTAGTTGTTTGTCCATACTGATTCTGTATTCCTGAAATTACATCGTTAATGGTAAGTGCTTGGCTAGGCATCACATCTCTACCAGTTCCCAAGATGTTCATCAGTCTGTCGTAACTCATGTTGCTTGGTTGGTTAAACTGTACTGGTGCAGGAACTTGACCATAGTTAGGGTCTAGGAACTTCTCCCATTGAGTGCCACGCAATAACTCACGGCTACCAAAGTCAATCGGTGCTAATGGAGTAAACGATGTTGAACCTGTAGGTTTAATTGGGCTTGTCCAATCGCTAGGTATAGGTACTATTGGGAATCCTGTTTCTTCATTTTGACCAGCACCCAATACAGTTGTAGCCAACAAACCAAGACGAGCCAACTCAGCCAACTCAGCGGCTGTCCAACTTTTCTCTTTCTCTTTCTCTGGCTCTGTTTTAACAGGCTCATTAGGAACACTTGTAGGTGCTGTTGGAGACATGACAAGAGGAATAGATGGCGGTTCTTCTGGAGGCGCTTCTGGGGGCGTTTCTGCTTTACCAGTAATCTCAACACGCTCAATTGGTTGCACTACAGGTTCTGGAGTAATTGCTGGTTGTTGAGCAATAGCACTAATCACATCGCTAACTGTTGGGGGCGCTGTTGGTTGAACAGGAGGCGCAGTTATTTCAACTCTTTCAATTGGTTGCTCTACAGGCTCTGGAGGAGCATTAGTAATAGTACCTGTAAAGGGAGGTTGTTCAGGAACAGGGGTAGCAATTGCGCTGATTACATTACCAATGGTTGATGGCGCAGCGGGCGCAGTTATTTGAACACTCTCAAGAGGCAAACTTGGTGTGACTGCTGTAGTTGGCTCTAATAAAGGTATTGGTTGATCTGCCACAGTAGTAAGCAAAGGAGGCGCACTAATGATATTAGAGGCATCTTCTAGAGCAGACGCAATAGCCGCAGGTTTGAATCCAGCAATCTCTAGTTGGTTGTTAATTTCTGCAATGCTAAGTCCAGAGTCAGCCATATTAGAAGCCGCATCAGAAGCCGCATTTATTTCCGCAGAAGTTACACCAGCTAAATCACCACGAAGATAACCAGTTAAAGCACCACCAGCACCACCAAGCAAAGCACCTTTGGCAATATCTTGGTCTGTTAGGGCGGCAGTACCACCACCAATCAATGCACCACCCAAAGCACCAGCAACCACTTGGTTAGCACCTGTGCCTAGCAAAGCGTTGCCCACAATGTTAGGCGCACCCATAGCCGCTAAAGCTAGTGAAGCAATAGGAACTGCGGCTTTTGCAATCGGGTCAGCACTTGATGCACCTTGAGTGTAGAAAATTGGCAAGCCTTGAGCATCAAACTGAACACCATATCCAGTATTACCCTTACCTTCGTAAGTTCCACCAAAGAACTCACCTGTTTGGCGTGTTGTGTAGGTGTTAGGTACTGCTTGACCAGTTACCTTATTGCCATAGGTTTGCTCAGTTACAGTCTGATAAATTGGCGCACCCCAATCCTCGTAACCAACAACCTTTTGAACTTGTTGGGTTATAGGGCCAAACTGACTAATGTCTGTGATTCCTGTTTCAGCAAGAATACGAGCCATATCCTTAGTAGCGTCATCAGCACCATAACCACCTGTCCATTGAGAGGTGTTGCTTCTGGCTTTGATCTGACCAACTAGGTTATTAATGATTGTGTCTTTATCTGGTGCAGGAGCAGCAATCTGATTAATTACTTCTTGTGTAGTAATTGGTGCTTGAGCAGTTTGACGTTGTGCCTCTGCTTGCGCTCTAGCTTGTTGTTCTGCTTGGGCTTGTCTCTGTGCTTCAGCTTGTCTTGCGGCTTCTTGCTCTGCGGCTAATCTAGCGGCATTTTGAACACGAATTTCTTCTTGACGAATTTGCGCCTGTCTAACTTGTTCTTCGTAGGCTCGTTGTTCAGCGGCTATTTGAGCCTGACGCTGTGCCTCTTGTTGTCTTGCTATTGCCTCTGTATCTATTTGTGGTTGCTGAATTTGCATAAGCAAGTCATCAAGAGACATACCACCATCTTCATAGTTGAACGATCTAAATCTGTCTCTTTGTGTTGCCATGATTAACCTTTGATCTCGACATTAGAAGTAATACCAGCACCAACCTTCATAGCTTTCAGTTGAGCCTCAACCTCAAACTCTTGTTGCTTCATAGCAAAGTAAGCCTGTTGCTTCTCACGCTCAAGCATCAACTTAGCAGCCTCTTTCTCACGCATTAACTGCATCTCAAGGCTTGCCTTTTGTTGAGCCATCTGCATATCAATCTGCATTTGCTGTTGTTGCAATTGCATATCAGCTTGGGCTTTCTGTTGGTTAGCCTGAATCTCAGCCTGAGTCCTAGCCATCAAAGCCTCAACTTCTGGAGGCATCTGTTGCTGTTGTGGAGGAGGATTAGACAATGCTTGATCTTGCTCTGGTGTGATAGATTTGTAGAACTCACCAGAATCCTTAAACCCTGCCAACTCAACCATTCGACCCAAGGTAGAACGATACTGAGCAGGAGAGACATAAGGGTTAGCAGGGCCATACTGTGCAATCAGTTGCTCTTGTTTGGCAAGAACCATCTGAAGCATAGCCATTTGCTCTTGTCTGTTACCAGCACCTAAACCTACATTAATCGCTACATCGTATTGATTAGCCCATGTGCGAGGGTCAAACTCTACGAATTCACCACGCATACGCACCAAACGAGGCTTGTCTTGGTACTTGCACAATAGATGCAAGATGCCTTTGAACAGAGACTTAACACCTGTCTCAGCGAACAAACGAGCCATCAATTCAATCTTACCTGCGCCAGCTTGTTGCATAGAAGCAACAGCCGCAGCAGTCACGTTCTGCAAGATAGATGGGTCTAAACCCTGTGAAGCATCAGATACACCTGTACGCTTAGACTGCATTGTGTCCAAGTACTGAAGCATTGGGAAAGCAGCAGTCGCTACATTCTGCACAACCAATTGAGATACAGCACCCTGAGACTTGGCACGAATAACACCACCTGCTGTAGATGTAAGCAAGTCGTCAAGATTTACTTGTCCTTCAACAGCAACAACTCGGGCATTGTTTGTCAGATATAGGTTGTCAAGAATCTGACGAGTGATCGTTGTCTTGATTAGCTGAATGTCTGTGGTTCTGTCAGCAAGGGAGTTACCAAAGAACTTGTGTGGAATTGGGATGGGGCAGATTGAATGGAAAGGAACATAGTCCACTTCCTCGACCATCTCTTTACCCTTCTCATCTTGAAGAATCTCGTTAGATGCGTAGAACACCTGAACGAGTGAGGCAATACCCTTACCATTTACATCAGTCTTAACATAGCACTCAAAGACCTCAATCTCTTGCATGGATGGGTCATCAGTCTGTACTTGGTAAGGTTGCTCACCAGCAGAGAATCGAGCCACACGCTCTGGAGTGTATGCCAAAGCATCATCCATTTGCAGACCTTCTACCTGCTTCTTGTTAAAACCCATAGCGATCAAGTCACTACGAGTAAGCATCTGTCTGTGGGCTACGAATGGGCTATCAGCAATAGTACGAGCCTTCTTGCTAATCAAGAACTCCTCTGGGGGTACGTTCTCAATGCGAACCCGACCAACCATCTTTTTCTGCTGAACAACAACATTGTGGATTTGGTTAATCATTGGCTGACCCATCTGGTCAATCGCAGGATTACCCATTTGATCTAGGATGGGGAATTCTTCTGTGTCCTGCTCGACAATCTCCATTGAGTCGTCAGACATAAGCATTGCCAATTCATCGTTAGACAAGTTGAAGTAACGCTCTTTGGTGATGTTTTCTTTGTCTTCCCAATAGGCTTTAACTACGCCATTTTTCTGAAGCAAAGCATCTTTGAACCAATCATGCAGAATGGCTACACCTTCGTTATCCCTGTTGAATACCCAGTTACAGTAGTCAGTAGCTTGCTTGGCAGAGGCTTCATCACGAGGGCCTTGTGGCTCAAAAACAACAATATTGTCTGAGCCTGTAAAGATGCGAACTAAGGAGGGTAGAGCACCATCAATTGCTTCGGCTACCTCACCTGTAACGATCTGAGACTTGCCTTCGATTTCTGTCCCGTAAGGTTGACGTAAATAAGCCTCTAGTGCTTGTTTGCGCTGCTCTACAGTCTCACTTTCTATAAATCCGATCGAGTCGTCCACCTCTGCTTGGATGATTGACTTCAAGTCAATGGTGTTCATAGCCATACCTTATTGAATAGTTGCACTAGCTTGCCCGCACATTTTGTTTTGACTCATCAATTACCTTTGGAGGGCGACCCATTCGGGGTTTATCCGATTTTAACTCTTTTATCACATTTTCTAACATTTCAAGACGAGTTTCAAGTTCTTTTATCTTTGG